GATACAGAAATTGATTTATCATCATTCTTCTTATGCCGAGTATAACATTATTCTCGGCATTCAAATTTGATGCCTCTGATTGCAAATCGTAGACTCTATTGACGATATCAACAAAGTCTTTATAGCTCATATCGATCGCATCTTTGTTTTGTGGTGTTGTGAACTTCCACTTTAATGCAAGATAGCAACACCACGGGAAGTTAGCAATAATTCCACTTTCCTTATTACGAAGTTCATGGAAGTGCTTATAGAATTGTCTTAAGAAATCAGCATCTTTAAAACGTGCAAGTTTACGCTTTATAGCGTCCGCTTTGATTGAATAAGAATAAGGAGTTAATGTTTTAATTCTAATTGACAATTTTACGCCTTAAATTTTGAAAAGGATAACAGAAATGATTTGAATTCAAGTAGCAACGTTTAATGACTTAAACATTATCTTATAATATTGAAGCCAGGGTCAATCTCCAGCCACGCGTATTGGGCAATGCATTCAGGTTTTACACTTTGCGCGCGCTCGTACCCCCGCCACGCCTGCCCGCTTTACGATGCGGTTTTCATGCACCTGCATGACATAAACGAAAGCCCGCCAGAACTGGCGGGCCGAGGGTAAAGCGATCCTTTTCGGATCATGCGAATTCATGCGGCATAGTCATGCACTCTTCACTCCAGTTTGAAGTCGTCCACAGAATCGAGTTTGTGAGCGCCAAATCCTTCCGCTTCATCCATAAACTCCATGCCTTGCCGCAAAGAAACGGGATACGGAATCTCAAACATGAAAACGAAGTCGTAGGTTTTGCCAAGCCAGTAGCCCCCGCCACACTCTTTTGGCCGTTGGAAAAAAACCCATTCACCTGGCTTGTAGTAAGCGAGCACCTCACCTCGGTAAACGATCTGGAATTTTTCGGGACTTTTAGCCATAACCTAACGCCTCGCAACTCTCGTTATATTCGGACTCACCTTCCGTAAGCATCCCGGCTTGATTCGTAGTTTCCATCCGATCACATCTCTCAACGCATAACACCTGAGAAAACTACTCAGAAGCGTGCATCAAGCGTGAATATTCGTGGCTTCTGACTTTTCGCATTAGCTCATCGGTCAGTTCAGAAACCCACTGAATGGCCAGCTGCTTCTCGTCATCCGTACAATCACTAGCAGCAACAAGTTTCATAAATAAATCAATACGCTGGAGCTTCATCGACTCCAAAAAATAATCCTGCATATTCCCTCCGCACAATGAACAACTGGTTATACGTACAGTATATTATGAGTTTCGAAATGTGAAATGTTTTTTTACCTTCCGTGAAAAATCCTCTGGACTAATCAGATGGTTATCTTTTGTTCCTGAAGCCTGCCGTTTCGGTAAAACAACCGCATTCGCGCGCCGGAATTTATGCTGCATCCCCTGGAAAGGAGGCTAATTTCCTCCTCATGCCCCTCAAAACCACGGGCTTTTAGTTCCAGCTCTAACCGCCGGCGCTCCGGCCCCGTACAGTTATTGACAGAACTCCAAGGGGCGGCGATGCCGCCAGAAGGGCCAGCCTCCGCTGACGCATCGGCTAATTTGGCAACGGCTTCCCACTTAACCAACCGTGTAAATACTTCAGAATCTTGATAGTGAGGCGAGTAGATACCCTGTACGCGCTGCACGTCTTCCGCGTACTCATTACCCATTTCGGTGATTTCATAGCAGAGGCGGATCACCAGATCATCACGCGCAACCAGCGGGCCGCCCTGCGCCATGGTGTAAGACGCCCAGCAGCTGGCAACAGAAGCAGACGCCAGCACGGCGTCCATCTTCTCGTTTGGTAGACGTGTATCGCCGAGACGGCGCAACTCGCGCCACACAGTGACCGGCGCACCGCCAATCTGCTGAAACTGGCGGATGCGCCAGCGCGATGCCCACGCGCATACGGCCTTAGCCATATCACGCATGTTTGAGCCGGTTTCATCATCCTTTTCGCCGTCCATTGCAAAGCCGTCGATGTTCTTCGAGATGTATTTAGCGATGTAACCCGTGGCGCTGCCTTTTGTCGGGTCGATAGGTTCTGCGTGGAAACGTGCTTTGCGCGCCTGCGGCGTGGTCAGTTCGTCGGCATCTTCTTTGCTTGCGTGCTCACGCATGATCTGCTGCACACGCTCGCGATGCTCCGGCAGCATAAACAGCAGCATGTGCCAGTGTGGCGTGCCATCGTGATGCGGCTCCACCACGCGGAAGCCGAAAACATGGATTTCTTCGCGTGACAGCGCCGCGCGTATACGCGCCCAAACGCGGCATAGATAACGCTGTGTATCGCGTGGGCTTGAGCCGTTCCATTTGGTAATGAAACCGCCCTGGCTATAAACGGAGTGATAACGCGACGGTGCGGTGATCGTATAAAAATCCCCTACGCAGCCGGTTTCATTGGCGATGTCTTCAAAGCCGCGCATTCTGGTCATCAGCTCACGGCGGCGCATGGCCGGGTTCGCGGTGCTGCGGTTGACCATTTCATCCATTGCTATACGGTCACCGGTATCTTTGTTCATCAGGTCGTAGCGTTTGAAGAAATCGCGGTTACGTTTCTTCTGCTCAACCCATTCCGCCAGCGTACCGCGTGAAACGTAGGGTGATGCAGATTTCTGAACTTGCCCTACTGCTATTGCCATGTGCTCGCGCTGGAGATCGCGCATCTGCTTAAGACGGCCACGCCACCACTCTGGCGCCATCATGCGTAATAAGCCGGATTGCGCCTTGCGCAGAGTCAGCTCACCTTTGCTGGCTTTGAACTCCGCCCAATATGGCGGCTGCGTGCCGGTCAATGCGGCCAGCTCAGCAACGTAGCGATACGCAATGCAGGTTACGGTCTGCTCGTCTGCTTCCTGCGACATAGAGGTTTTATCGACAAACTCAGCCAGGCTAAGCGAAAGATAGGATGCGACCTTATAAGCCAGATCGCGCACGTCCTGCCGGTCAAGCGTGGGCAGACGATCAAGCTGCTTTATGAACGGCAGTTCATATTGAGCGGCTTCATCAAGACGATAGCGACTGCGAACCAGCTGCAGGCGTGGCAATACGTTCTGGCCGATAGTCTGGCGCAGAAACGCATTGGCCCGACGGCGGCCATTATTTGCTGAGAGGATTTTGCTGTAGCGATCGGCAAAGTAACCGGCCAGATAATCCGGCATATTTTGCAGATATTGGCTGCGCCAGTTGTGGTCCTCTGGATTCACATTCCAGAGACGGCGCTCAGAAAGGGACATATCCGCCGGAGCGGACATGCCAAAGACTTCACGCCGCTGCTGATTTACGGCGTGATATTCACCAGTAAGGAGATCAGAAAGGCTTTCAGACATGCTCAGCCTGAAGTTCAGCCAGCTCTTGCAATGCAGCCTCTACCAACTCGGCAATGCGGCGGTTTTCCGCCACAAAGCCCGCGGTTGTGTTCATCTGGCCACGCAATACACGGCGACCAATGACATCAGCAGCCAGATCGCGCATCAAGAGCACTTTCGACTCATACACGGCCATGGTTTGCGGCACGCGCTGACGGACGCCATCAATCTCAAGCCAGCTGAATTTCTCTAGCACCAACTGTTGCGGCTTGCCCGGCTCACTGGATTTCAACGCGCGCACTGCATAGCGGTCATCAATCTGGACTCTCAAAGCGTGGCCCCTTTGTAATGCACGCTTTTCAATTCGCTGATCTCTTTGCAGGTAACGCACAGCTCGACACCCGGCAATGCGCGGCGCCGCGCTTCGGGAATAGCGGCATCGCATGACAAACAGAAAAACTCACTCGCACCTGCAGGGCGGTGAATAGCCGTTGCCAGAGTGCGCGCCAGTTCTTCCTGAACGCGCTGCTGAACCAGATCCATTGAGTCGGCCATTAGTGCAGCTCCCGTGATTGGTTCTCGAAGCGTGCAGATTCTTTGTCCAGCAGTTCGATAATTTCAGCAGCTGACATTTCTTTGTTTCTTGCGTGAATCGCCAATGCAGCCAGGCGAACGGATACGGCAAGCGCATCATCTGATCGCTGTTCACTTTTAGCCTTACTCAGCATCGCGTTCAGTACTTCCGCATCGGCTTCAAAGTTTCGGGTTTCAATATTTCGCATTTATCTTTCTCCATAATTTGGGCAAAAGAATGCCCGGCGGGTTTACGCCATTTAATTTCTTTGGGTTAATTAATTTGGAAGCGTTAGCTTCTTGGGAAATAAACTCACGACTGCGCGAAAGTGATTCATTGCACCTATCAGCGCGGTAATTTCGTCACTCGTCAATTCACTGTATTCAACGTTGTGACGTTCTTTATTGATGTTTGCCAAAAAGAAAATGGCGCTCATCGCCCGGTTATTCTGTTCGTACTGTGGATCACGAGTATTACGCATATCACTGATGAACCGCTTTAGCTCATTTCCACAATCGCCGTACATCATGGTACGTAGTGCCGCGATATGATTAAGCGCACTCACTCGTTGCCCGGCGCTCATTTGAACAGTGATGCTTTCAGCTTTGTAAGCCATGTCGCTTTTTTCCTGTTACCGGTTAAACCTGCCAGCAGTTCGGCTTGAGAGTTTGCCGGATGCCAGCGCCTGCCATTTTCAGCTGCGATCCAGCCGTGGCCGAATGCGTGTGAAGGGCTTTGCCGTTTTAGAAACGGCGCAACTGAAAACGCCATAACTACACAACCCCTATTGATGCGCCGATACCGCTTAACACATCTGCAGTGCCAGCCATTGCAGGGTTTGAATGCACACGAGTTTGAACGGCTATCGCAGCTAACGTCAGACAGCGAATGCCGGCGTTAACGTTCTGCACAAATCCGCGCCGGCAGGCCGAGGTAAATTTCTTCTGGCTCACTATGCCAGCGGCTAACTGCCCTACTTCGGCGGTAGCTTTGAGAACATAAGCCGGTAAGTTCTCCTGTGATACCTCGTTGACTGGCACGCATGGCAGGCATTGCAGTTGAGCCAATGCACCATCAACCAGCGTTGAGTCTTCCGTAAGGTCGGTCAGGATCAGCATTTCACGGACGGTAAGCTGATGGACCTGCTCCGGGTTGAGCTTGTTACGGATAGTTTGCGGATTAAGCCCCGCCTTATTAGCCAGCTGGATGATGTTGTGCTTTGCGGAAAACGCGCGGCACGCTTCATCAAAATGGCTATGTGTGGAGACACTGAAATCAAACATGCTTAATACCTCACGTTATCCCAATATGGATGCATCAAGCCTGCATTGTGATTTCGCAGCCAGCAGCGGCTTCGATAGTGAGAGCAACCATGTTGATTTCGATAAGTCCGTTTAAGCCCTCTTTCTTCCTGATGGGCAAACGGTTCTCGCGGTACATCTGGCGGACGGTGCCTTCCTTGTAACCTGTGCGACGGCAGAACTCTTCGACAGTAATATACGGTTCCGAAATCACGAGATTGATTGATGGGCGCATTGAAAGTTTACGGGTCATGATGCAGTATTCCTCGGTTTAGGTATTAGATCTCACTATTAAACGCTATTCATCTCATCACAGACCGAAGAATAGGATCACAAATCGGATATGTCAACGAAAGAAAACACAAATCGCCATGATGCGAGAGTGGTTCGTGAAGCGGTAGAGAGTAACCGGGGCGGTAAAGATGCGATTCTTCGCTTGGTTGAAGCGTACGGATTCAGCAGCCGTCAGGCGCTATGCACCCATTTGGGCGTTTCGCAAAGCACGTTAGCCAACCGTTCAGCCCGCGATACCTTCCCTGCTGACTGGGTGATCATCTGCCATGTTGAAACGGGAGCATCGCTAACCTGGCTTACAACAGGTAAAGGCGCACGCTTTATGGAAGTAGAGGAATCCCGTGTTGTGATTGCTACACACAAAAAAATCTCAAATGGGATTTTAGAGGTCATGGATGATTTCATTCTGGATAAAGCATCACTACCCGAAGGCTTGAATGCCCCGTTTGTGATCAACGCAGATAGAAGCACTTATTTGGTTGATACCTATGAAGGCGAGATCGTCGATGGGCTTTGGCTTATCGAGATTGATAAGTTAGTCAGCATCCGAGAGCTGGTACGTTTTCCCGGTGGAAGAATACGTGTCGAGAATGGGAAATCATCATTTGAATGCCAATCAAGTGACATCGTAGTTTTAGGCAAAGTGATCACCCGAACCGAATACCTTTAAGGCAT